CGCCAGCATTCTCATTCCATTGCGTGGCCCAGATCCCATTGCCAAACACCATGGAATTCAGCATAGCCGCGTGATTCGCGTACACGGTCTCCCTCATCTCCCAGAAGTGGAGGATGATTGCATTGGAGATATCAGCCCTCTTCCGCGCCTCCCTGTCGTTCCCGCTTGGAATGCACTCGGGCATCATGCGTGGGGATGTCAGCTTCGCGTGGTATTTGCGGAGCTTATCCTGTACCTGCGGGTTGCTGGACTCATCTGAGATGGAATCCAAGGAGATTGGGCGTTGGCGGCGAGGGTCGAAGACCACATTGGTAAAGCCTGCAGCGTAGGCCGCATTCTCATACCATCTCCACTCGAGGGGCTTACGGGCCTCTCTATTACGCTCAATCGCTTTCTTGACGTATGATAACGCCTTAATCTGCGCGGCTTTCGATACCATCTAAACCCTAAACCCTGGTGGGAGGGATCCGTATGATCCCGCTGCAGTCGACCCATATGATTCAGCTGCAGATGGATAACGACTGCCAGCCATCCTTCGAGTAGGACGAGTTATTTGCCTTACTGGACGCCTTGGCGGAGGCTTTGGGACTGGCCTATATGCCGTTTTCTCCACCAGCTTCGGCTCTTCTTCTGCCTGGCTACCAATCCATGCCCCTAGAATCCCAAGGCCTGCAGCAACCACAGGAGCCAAATACGGAAGGGATGCCATAAACCCAACCGCTCCGGTTCCAGCAGCACCACCGCCAGCAGCAGCAGCTCCAAGGGCTCCGGGAGCCATTCCAAGGCTAGTCCCAGCCGACGCTGGCAAAGTAGACGATAAGGGCTGGAAGGCCAATGGGGCCATGCCAGTACCTGCTCCAGCGCCTGCTCCAGCGCCTGCCCCTCCAAAACCACTCACCAGAGGCTGGCTTGCTAGCTGCTCGCCAAACACCACACCGCCTCTAGTATACCCACGGTTAGCAAGGTAGTAATTGGAAGCATCTCCCAAGAGGGTGCTTACTCCACTACCCACCGCGCCGCCTCCAACCTGACCCCACATCGTAGGGGTTCCTGTAGGACCGCCTTCAACATCGTGATACTTAACGGCCTCAAATGGCATTCGTGGCATGGCTAAACCGTCCGCTGCAATTGCGACAGATTAATTGCTTGGTAAGGGCCTCCCTGCTGTCTAGGCGCAGGAGAAGAGGGGAACCGCTGGGAAGGTGCTGGCGGGGTGGGCATGCCCGCGACCCTGGGGGGTTGGTACCCCTGGCTAGATGATGGTGATCCAGGCATCCGTCGCGGCCCTCCCAGCGGACCCATTGGGTATTGAGGGCCAGCTGACTGCTGAGCAACAGCCTGACCCCCTCGAATCTGTTCCAGCAAATACCTCATAAACGGAGTCATCTCATCACCAGGCTGCGCTCCAGGAGCCATGGGTTGTCCCGTTTGCGCTAGAGGTCTTGGGGCAAATTGCTGTGGTACAGGAAGGGCAGCTTCTCCTCCTGGTGTTCCGGGTATGCCAGCTGAACGCCTCTCCCGCAAAGCCCTTTCGCCAATCTCTTGGTAAATCTCCGGTGGCAATTCGCCAAATGCCGGGAAGAGCGAGGTGTATCCAGATCGAGCGCGGAATAGATCCGCAGAAGAGGGAGAAGAGCCAGGAACCATTGACCCTGACCCTGGCGTAAATCCTGGCATTATTTCTCTCCTAGCTCTGGGAACATATCATCAACCAATTTGAGGAGAGCCTCGAGCTTCCCTTTTTGATTCTTTACCCCGCCAAGCACATCAGACTGTGGTGGCGATGGCGTTACTGGGGATGGGCGCATAAACGGCTCCCTGATCCCCGATGCTCCTGGGCGCATTGGATTGGGATACGAGAGGCCCCTTTGTTCCTGCATCGGCTTCCTGGACATTTGCTTAAGCTGCAGCGGTTTTAAATGTTCAGGATCAATCTGCATTGGCTCAAACCCCATTGGCTCCATTCGCTCATGGGCAAAAGTAGCCCCCATACTGCCTCGCGTTGCTTGAGCTGCCGCCATCAAATCCACCAGCATTTGCAATTCACTCAGCTTTATTGTTGGCTCTTCAGCAAAGGTAGCCCCCAGCTGGCCCTCTCTCTCAATGGACCCAAAATCAGGCGGAGCTTGGTCCACCGATGGGATGGATTTGCCAAGCCCAATAGCCGCCAAAGCCCTTCCAATGGAGTCGTCGTAGGCTGGCATCTCTCCAAGAGAATCTTCGTACCATATGTCGCGGTATGGCTTGACCCACTCAGGTTTATCCTTTACATGCACTTCCTTGCCAATACGCCCTGCACCTCTAGCCGCTCCCCAGCCAAGTTCCTCTGAAGACACATACGGCCTGGGAGCAAATTCCTGATAAGGCCGACCCATGAATTCGACATTCAGCGGATGGTATTCGGGGATCGGGTGCGCTCCCTTAGGACCGGCTACCCCAGCATCTGAAGGGTCATATGGCATTATTGATAGTCTCCTATCCAGAAGGCTAGAGATTCATTACGACGTTTGTCCACACCGCGAGTATCCGAATCGCCTTTAACCATCTTGCGGAGGGCCTCAAATGTCAAGACGGTTTCCACTGCCATTGGAAACACCTTCCTGCATCTAATGCACTTACCCCCAGCAATCATTGCATGGCCACACTCATCTGAGGAGACCGAGGCCTCAGCTCCAGGGGCTATCCACTTACCGCGATACGGCAGCTGCCTGTTGCCAAAAATAGCAAGGACCACACCAGTCACCTCGTCGTCATGGTAGCGGTCACCAGTCACCGGATCTGTTCCCTTCATAGCCTCTGGAAGCATTCGAGATGATTGCTTTACAAACACCTCCAGCTCCCTCAACGTATTGGCGTTGCGGATGACGCAGAGTCCCTGCTTAAAAAAGGCTGTGGCAATGCCAACGGCCTCCGCTTTAGACCGTCCGGTCATACGCCAACCCATCAAGTCCGATGGATTCATCCTCTTTGCGTTATCCGCAGCCTTGCGCCTGAATATCCTGTCAGTCGGATAGCATGTACGCAACAAAGCCAGGGCAGCGGCACCACATGAGTTCACCTCAGGGATCTGCCAGGCCATATTGTAATAGGCCCCAATGGCTATCGCCTCGCTCGCACACTCCTCCGGGTAGCACTTCTCTCTGAAGTGAGCCACCTGCTCGAGGGTCGGTCCCCGCTTGTAGACGTGGATGACGTTGTAATCGCAGTTGTCACTGACACCTTCGGCGTAGTCAGACGAGACCAGGTACTCTTCGTTCCTATCTGGCTCCTCGTAGATCCGAACGGGACCATGGGTCTCTGGGGTGAAAATGAACATCGAGGGATCGACCCTCACGACATCCCGGTTGACCTGGGCCATCATGGCGTCCTGGTCCACATCCATTGCCCGCCTGTCCCTCTGGTGGAGTTCACCCCGTATCGGCGGGTCTTCAGCGGCAATGCGATCCCCTTGCGCGGCCATCTGGCTCATGTCGAATATCGTAATAGCTGATGATAGGAACGCTTCCCGCCAGTGGGTGGGGTACTGGTTGCGGAAGACCTTGACCTTCCCGTCGCAACGATCGGCAATCGCCCACCGCCGCCACTCAATCCACCCCATTGGATGCAGGGATTTCTCCCCTTCATCGGCAGACTTCTGCCACATAGGGATGATGTGTTCGGTCAGAAGGGATACCTCATCCTCATCCAGCGACATCTTGGCCGCATACCTCTCGGTCCCGAAGTGGTCCTCGCGCACCACACACTGCTGCCAGTTGTAAAATGCCTCGCGGTTCTCCTTCGTTGGCTGCTGCCAGCACTGCTGGTCGTCGTCCAGCCACCCAACGAAGACCGGCTCGAACTCACTACGACCCGCAACAGCCTCTTCCCACAGCCTTGAGTACGAATCCCCTCGCCCCTCAGCTGTCGTATCGATCACAATCGCACCCGTCCCACGCTTCACCGTGGGGAACATCTCTTTGATAATCGTCGATTGGTTCCTGTACTTTGCGAACTCTGACAACAAAAGGTACTGAATTGTCGCTCCAGTACGTGCGAGGGGGGTCCTCTCCGTGAAGATCGAGATAGAGGAGTTCAGCCCACCGTCAGGCCTATTCCCTCCCTTCTCCCACAAAGTCATCTCCTCATCAGGAATATCCCGCCTTAAATCCATCGGCTCCCTGAACGATCGGCTATTCCCCCACCGATCAGGCCTCAAGCTCAATGGGTAATTGGCCCAAAAGACGTGGTTCCTCTCGTGGATCCTCTCAGCCATGTCATCCAGCTGTGCGCCTATCACTACGTTTGTGTTGGGAACAAGAGTAGCGCGTCTGTACGCATCCCCACAAAAGAAGGTAGTGGAGCCAATCCGCCGAGCCTTACACTCGATAATACGCAAGTACCCCCTGGTAAACCACTGGCGGTTCACAATAGCCGCCAGCCGCCTCTGAACACGCCGTAGCGTTATCGGGGCTACAGGGCCATCCTCTGGTGCAATATGAAGGGGGGCTACGGGATTCTCAGCAAAGAAAGCGGTATCCGCCAGGCAGTCCTTACGGAACCTTTCAACCTGTTGAATCTCCATAAAGCGCTTCCAAAGCCGCAGGGACAGACATATCCACCGCCTGACCACCGCTATCAATCTTCACTACACGATGAACAGGGGGTTCGTCCATCACCAACCGACAGGCATCATGAAACCCCGCCTTGAACTGCTTAGCAGCCTGCAAGCGGTCACGTACCCCCACATCACCATCAGCCATGATCTGACTCTCCACCTTCGCAGCAGCAAAGGTAGCAGCCACCACAGCCCTCACAGACAGCCCGTGGTTCCTCTCCGCCTCCCAAGCCAACCCAGCGAACATGGCATCCACCGTCTCAGCTGGCAGATTACCCAAGGAGATCCCCAGAGAAGGGTCAACGCCGTCTAACCTATCTTCGTCAGATGCCATTACGTCACCAGCTCAATGTTGAGGGCGTATATGTCAACATCCGTTGTAGCGCCTCCACTCGTAGTCGTATACGTGGGGGTGTGGAGGTCGTTATCTATAGTCAAAACAGGATCATCAAAAGATGCAGTCCCAGCACTATTCCGACCAGTCGCAAAAAAGCTCACATAGAAGGGATCTGCAAGGGTGTCGTTGTTAACGCGCGTAACCCTCACCGGGTGGGAACAAAACACCACACAGATGCTATCAGCTGTCTGCTTCCTATTAATATGAACAGCATCACCACCAGCAACAGTGACCGTACGAGCTGCAATGCTCTTAACCTTCAAATCAGAGAAACGCCTGAAGTCGTCAGGCAGGCTCAACGACACATCCGTCATCGAACGGTTGCCAATCTTCAACGACATGGCAAAATCAATGTAATCCTGCACAGTAGCCATCATACCCTCCTTGGCATGTTATCCCCAGGGCAAACCTAGCCCAATGCTTCGTAGTAGGCTGCTAGGCCACCGAGCCCCGATCGTTTATTAAACTCAAGATCTGATATCGGGATCTCGAATCCTTCACACCCCAGGAACAAGATCGGATGTTCCCGCAGACAGACCTCTTTCCCCTATGGCCAGGCAGATGGTGCCACCTGTAGTCAGCCTAATAGCTTTGCCGGGGTCGTTCGGTCCTATGAATTATTGAGCCTAAGCCACCAGTGGTACAGATTGAGGGAAAGGCTAGGTATCCACCCTCCATATCCACAGATCCACGGCGACCAACGCCAGCTACGGGCCTGGGCCTCAGACAGGTACTCAGCACACCCGTCATCAAAGGCCCAACCCCTGGTTGCCAACCGAGCTTGTTTGTCCCCCAGACCAAAACCGGGTTCACGTTCACCATCTGTGCATTCGCATTGTCCACAAATTTCCGGATAAGCAGACTCCTGGTTGCGCCTGACGACATTTCTGCCGCCATTGATAGCGATCCTAAAGGGGTTCGCTGTGAAGGTCAAGGGTTCTCCTTGGTAGGGGGGACCCCTATTCAGACCTAAGTAGAAGGGGGGGGGTCATGCCCATGAAAGTCACCCCCTTGGCGGAGAAAGGGCCATAACCCCCCGGAATCATTGAAGAAATGCATTCCCCAAGCCGAGCCAGGTCAACGCACACGCGCCACGCACACACAGAGCATGCACAAGGCTACGGTCGATAGCGCTCCAATCTAGCGGCAGGCTACCCACCTCAAACACAGCTGAGAGGGATGGACCAGGGCGGTCCAGGTCGACCAGGCACGCCGGTGGTCGGGGCCAGACACGACGGACGGCGGCAGGGCCAGGGCGACGACGGGCAGGGCGGCACAATGGCACGGGCTTGGTGACGGTGTTCAGTGTCGACGGTGGCCCACTGCGAGGTCGCGTCGAGCTCTAGGCGTTCAGTGTCGAAGACGGTCTCCGGGGCCAGGTCGCCACGTCGTCCAGGGGCAGGCAAAGGAATGGCCCGATAGCAGGGTGCTATCGGGCCAGCAAAGGCGGGATTGTCGGCTGGTCTCAGATCACGTGGTCATCCAGTGCACCAACATCCTCCGCGCTGATACTATC